CCACTGGTGCGCCGCACCCTGGCGGTGATGGACGAGGCGGGACTGATCGAAATGCCGCTAAAGATAAACGGACTGGAGGTCAAGGTGATCCCCGTCAGCCCGCTGGCCCAGGCACAGAACAACGAAGAGATCGGCAACGTGATGCAGTGGATGCAGATCATTGCCGGCTTCGGACCCGAGGGCCAGATTGCCGCCCGCACCGACGCCATCGTGGATTTCATTGCCGACAAACTTGGCATACCCGGGGAATTGCGGACAACGCCCGAGGAGCGTCAGGAAATGCAGCAGGCCGCGATGGCTATGGCTGCACAGGTGGCAGGCGGTGAAAACGCCGATACTGGCGACCTCCAGGCGCCGCCTGCCGCCGCTGCCTAAAGGATGGACAGATGAACGAAGACCGTGGCTGGGCCGCACTCTTAGCGCAACCCGCCGAAGAAGACACCAGCCAAGACACCATGAACAAGATGTACGCCCGCGTCTTCTCGACAACGGACGGGCAAAAAGTCGTAGAACACCTTAGACAGAAAACGCTGGATCAACCCTGCTTCTTGCCGGGGTCCGATGCGTCCTATGGATATGCCCGCGAGGGGCAGAACTCCATCGTCAGGGAAATTGAAAACAGAATTAAAATCGGGAGACAAAAATGAGCGATGTAGCCCTAGCCGAAACCCAGGAAGAAGACTTGGTGCCAGATGTCCGCGATGATCAGGCGCCGCCACCCGAAGAACTATCACACCGCGACGATGTGGACGTGGGCTGCTTCAGCCGTGAGGAAGGCGGTGACGCCCCTGCGGAACGCCCCGACTGGCTGCAAGAACAGTTCTGGAACGCGGAGAAGGGTGAGGCCGATACGGAAAAGCTGGGCAAGTCCTACAACGACCTCCGCAACCAGTTCAACGTAGACGCCCACAAGGCGCCCGAGGACGGCAACTACGACACCACCGAGATCATGGAGGCAGGCGTTGACGCGCAAGACCCCATGTTGCAGTCGTTCACCAAATGGGCGCAAGAGTACAAGGTGAGCCAGCATGCATTCAACGATCTGGCTAACAGCTACATCCAAAATGGACTGGCTGGCATGGAAGAGGAACAACGCACCATCGCCGAGGAAAAAACCATCCTCGGGCCGAGGGCTCAAGAGCGCATAGACGCCTCTGCCAACTGGCTTGCCCGCATGCACTCTCGCGGCGTTCTGAACGATGCCGACTTCGAAGAGGCCCGCATCATGGCGGGCAGCGCCCACGGCATTCAGGTATTTGAAAAGATACAGAACTTCTACGGCGAACGTGCCGCCCCGATGGAAGCCTCCACCGATAGCCAGCTGCCTGGGCCGGAGGAGCTTTCCGCAATGGTGGCTGACCCCAAATACCAGACCGATGCCGGCTACCGCTCCAAGGTTGAGAAGGCATTCGAAAAGCAGTACGGCGGGGGCAGAACCGATAGCCAGTCTCTCACCGTTCCCATGTTCAATGGTAATGAATGACCTATTCGTAGATGAGGATGGGGTTGCCTATTGTGGGTGTTCGTCAAATCACTGGTTGGCTATATTCGAAGACAACCCAGATAACGAGACAGCCGAGTTGTCGGAGTTGCGTTGCGTGAACTGTGGATCGTCGATGTTACCAAACAACCGGCTGCACTAGGATAAACCGATGCCGAGGAACTACAAACAAGAGTATCAAAACTATCACTCAAAAAGCCGGCAGAGGCAGCGGCGATCCGCCCGCAATCAATCCCGTAGGATGATGGTGGCTGCGGGCCGAGCCCAAAAAGGCGACGGCAAGGACGTACACCACAAAGACCACAATCCGAAGAACCGCAGCAAGCGTAATTTGATGGTGATGTCTAAAAGCCTGAACCGCAGTAGGAAAGTCTGACTGCCTATGAACGGCTCATCTGCATTGTGGCCCCGGCCATCTCGTTTTTCTTGTCCCAGCAGAAGTTTTCTTGACATTTCTATGAAATTCTGGGCAGGTTCGTATTGTCTAGCAACGCTTTGCGCCTAGATACGATTTTTACCAGCCGGACATTGGCCGCAACTGGATCATCTTGAAACTTTGACCCAGTTAGGAGGCAAAAATGTCAACTGGATTATCTCCCGCCTTCGTCACGCTCTTCAGCGAAGAGGTGAAGCAGGCATACCAAGCCGAGAGCAAACTCCGCAATACGGTGCGTCTACGCACTGGCGTGGTTGGTTCCACGGTTAAATTTCCGAAAGTAGGCAAAGGCGTAGCCGCCGTACACACTCCGAGTACGGATGTTGTGCCCCTTAATAGTAGTTTCACGCAAGCGACGGCGACTCTTTCGGACTATGCGGCACCGGAGTACACCTCAATTTTCGACCAAGCGAAGGTGAACTTCTCCGAGCGGGCGGAACTCGTACAAGTTTGTTCCAAGGCCATCGGCCGGCGGCTCGACCAAATGGTGATCGATGCTTTAGATGGTGCGGGTACATCCCTCACCGTCGCCAATTCGATTGGCGGAGCAAATACGAACATGAATGAGGCAAAATTGCGGGACGCGCACAAGCAGCTTAATGCCAAGAACGTCCCGTCCAGTGATCGTTACGTCCTCATGCATGCTAACAACCTCAACGCATTGCTAGGTCAATCCACGGTCACCTCTGCCGATTATGTGGCTGGTCGTCCTTTATTGTCTGGTTCACTTGGGCAGTATATGGGCTTCAACGTGATCGTCATCGGTGACATGGACGAAGACGGCTTGGCTATCGACGGCAGTTCCGACAGGACTTGTCTCGCATGGCACAAGGCGGCTATCGGACTAGCCGAAGGCATTAGCTCTCGCGTCGAAGTCAACTATGTACCGGAAAAGATTTCCTGGCTGGTGTCCGCACTCTTCAGTGCAGGCGCCGTGGGTATCGACGCCGAAGGCATCGTTGAAATCACCTGTCGCGATACAGCGGCCGCAGCCTAATCCATAAGGAGGATAAAAAATGGCTTTTGCAAGAGCGGGCTGGAACCCCATCGGCGGTCAAAGCCGCAAGGGCTCGGCCCCACAAGTATGGTCTTATACCAGTACGGATGCCCAGAGCGTAATTAGAGCGGCCTCGTACTTTAATTCGGTGTCAGATGACGTAGCAGTCAACGATGTGATTTTCTGCGTCAGCGCATCGGGTGGAACGCCAGTAGTATCAATTTCCTATGTGAATGCGAATGCATCCGGCGTTGTTGATGTCACTGACGGTCTTGTTGTGACCGCTACGGACAGCGACTAGTCCACTAAGGGTTTGGTGCGGCAGGCTAACTGGCGTTTTCACTCCGCCGAGCTACTGGCCTGCCGCACCCCCCCTGTTATATTATTTTGGAGGCCAGATGGCAGTTGGCGACACCGATGTAAACATTTGCAGTACCGCCCTCAACCTCCTCGGCGAAAGCGAGATATCTTCGTTTTCGGATGGCTCCGAGATTGCCGGCGTATGCGATAAACTTTACCCCGGCACCAAGAACACCATGCTGGCGATGTACCCCTGGTCGTTCGCCACCAAGAAGGTACAGCTGGCACAACTATCATCGACGCCAATCAACGAGTGGACATATGAGTACCAGCTGCCCAGCGACCTAATCATGTCCGGGCCGCAGGCCGTCTACAATTCTGCGGCGACGGGCGCCAGCCCCATCACGTCAGGCTGGGAAATCCTCACCGGGAAATTACAGACCGACGAGACAACCATCGTCATCGACTACCTCTTCAGCGTGGACGAGGCCTCCATGCCACCATACTTCGTCCAGGCCCTGCGTTACGCCATGGCGGCGCATCTAGCCGAGCTAGTCACCGACCAAGTGGAGAAGGCAGACATGTGGCACACACGCTTGTTTGGCGTGTTAGCTGAAAATGGACGCGGCGGATATTTGCGGCAGGCCATGCACATGGATGGCCGTAGCCAGATACCCACACGCATACAGACGTTTGCTCTGACTGATGTGCGCTGATGTCGCGGGTTTTCCAAATCCAGACCGATTTCACGATTGGCGAAATTGACCCCCAGTTAAGAGCCCGCATTGACATCGATCAATATTACTCGGCGCTCGACAGGGCGCGTAATGTTGTGATCCAGCCCCAAGGCGGATTGGGCCGCAGACCCGGGCTCAAATACATCCACACCATTCCATCTGGCGATGCGCCGGAGGATGGTTGCCGTCTGGTTCCGTTTGAGTTCTCGGTCGCCGACAGCTACATGCTTCTCTTCGTCAACGACAAGATGTTCGTCTATCGAAACGCCGCACTGGTCACAAACATCAACGGCAGCGGCAACGACTACCTGACGACGGGCATTGGATCAGCCACCCTCGCAGACATGTACTTCACGCAAAGTGCCGACACCCTGATCCTGGTACAGGAGGGCATGGCGCCGAAAAAAGTGGTGCGTGGTGCGTCATCGTCAGCCTGGACGATATCCACCATAACATTTGGCTTCGTACCCAAGCACGCCTTCACCCTGGCGACATCAAACCCGGCTGTGACACTGACGCCGTCCGCCGTCAGCGGCAACATAACCCTGACTGCGGGCGGGTCTGCGTTTTCGTCCGGCAGCGTGGGCCAGTACGTCGAAGCCAACGACGGCCTTGGCCGAGCCCGGATCGTCAGATACACATCTGGCACAGTCGTTGACGCTGTCACCGAGTTGCCGTTCTTCTCGACGACGGCTATTGCCTCCGGCAGCTGGACACTGGAAACAGGGTATGAAGATGTCTGGTCTGGAACCCGGGGCTATCCAAGGTCAGCAACATTCCACCAAGGCAGGCTCTGGTTCGGCGGCACCAGGGACCGGCCGACGACATTGTACGCCAGCCGCGTCAACGATTTCTTCAACTTCAACCCGGGGCAGGCCCAGGATGACGAGGCTCTGGAGGCTACCATCTCCACCGACAGCTTGAACGCAATTGTCGGCATCCACTCTGGCCGCGACCTGCAAGTGTTCTCGCTCGGCGCCGAGTTCTCCGTTCCGCAGGTTGACCTTGAGCCCATCACGCCGTCGAACATCGCAGTCAAGCGCGGGTCGAACCATGGCGCCAAGGTGGGCATCAGGCCGCAGGGCTCGGAAAGCGGTACGCTGTTCATCCATCGTAATGGCAAGGCCCTCTACGAATATCAATTCTCCGATGTCTCTGCTAACTATGTATCCAATAATCTATCATTACTATCATCCAGCCTGCTGGCTACGCCTACGGACATGGCTCTGCGGAAGGCGACATCCACCGACGAGGGTGACCTGCTGCTGGTGGTCAATGACCTGGACGGTTCCATAACCGCGTATAGCTTTCTCCGTTCGCAAAAGGTCATCGCGCCAAGCCTCTTCACAACCTCGGGCACCTTTGAAAATGTGGGCGTCGATGTTACAGACATCTACGTTGTTGCAAAGCGAACGATAAACAGCGCAACCGTTTATTACGTCGAGAAGTTCGACGCCGACTTCACCACAGATGCGGCGCTACAGGTGGTGCCCGCCAACTACGGCTCTCCGCTGGTGAGGGGCGCGGCCCAGTCGGGTACGTCTCTGGAGATCGATGCCTTGACGGCGCAGCCCCAGCCAGACGACACCTTCACCCTTGCCGGCGTCACGGGAACAAGCACGATTGTATCGGCGACAACCCTGGCTGACGACGGCACAGGCACCACGTTTAAGTCCACGTTGACACTTTCGTCTGCCCTCGCCTCCTCGCCTGCCGACAACGCTGCGGTAACCTTCACCACGGTTTCGGAAACCCGCAACCTGACGCATCTGCCAAGCACAACGGTCAAGGTTATCGCCGACGACATTGTCCTGGTTGACAACGCCGTGTCGGCGTCCGGCGTGGCGACGATTGAGAGGCCGGCGTCAAGCTATATAGAGTTCGGCATCGACTACACGGTTCAGGTCAAGACTTTACCCGTGGAAACCAAGCTGCCTAGCGGGCCTATTACGGGGCAGAAAAAAAGGATCATCGACACCAGCATGATCCTCGACCTGACACAGAATATTTCGGTGTCTAGCAACAGTCTGTCGTTTCGAACTTTCGACAGTTCGGATTTCGACGAGAGTGTAGACACCTTCACAGGCGTGAAATCGTCCGGCCCGCTGCTTGGATATAGTACGACGGCGGCGCTGGAGTTCACGCAAACCAATCCTCTGTTCTTCACACTCCTGGGGTGTGAATACAAGGTAAGCGTGGGTCAATAAGATGCCGATACCAAAAGCTGCAATTGCTATGGCGATGACGGCGGCAAGCTCCGTTGTCTCAATTATGCAGGCCTCGGCCGAAGCCAAGGCCATCAAGGCGCAGGGCGAGGCCCAGGCACAACTGGTGAATTTGCAGTATCAAAGAGAAGCACAACAGCTTGAGTCGCAAGCCTTGGTGACCCGCGCCGAGGCAAAGTTGCAGGCGGCACAGTCAGGCCTCACAAATCTAGAGGGCGTTTTCGCAAGAGTTCAGCGACAAGACGAGGCTAATACCGCCTTGAGGGATGCGTTAATGCGTGAAGCTGCGATAAACTCCGGCGCCGCTTCAGGCATGGTTGACTTGGGGCATGTCCCAACATTACAGGCGTTGAAAAGAGGTTATGAGGATTTTGCCACGGCAACCGAAGCCGGCGACATTCAGTTTGCCGCGAAACGCATACAGGCCGAAAGCCAATTGGCAGGCGCCGACATTCTTGGCTACCAAGCGGATATTATGGACGAGGACGGCAATTACATCGTTGATG